TCGATACATCAATCCCAATTGAAGTGATTGCTAAAGAAGTCGAGGCACGGTTTCCAAATCGATGGATCGGAGATTTTGAAGTAGGTTCTAGAGGACCTCTTTTCTGGTTGGATGACGGCATCGAACGCGAAGGATGCCAAGTTTTCGAGGATGGGATGATCATATACTCTGATCGAGATAAAGGATGGCTAACGTGGCGCGATATATTCGGACCTTCTTTTGTCAAAGATTACGAAGAGGAAAAGATGGGGAACCTCCTCGATGAATATTGGTTTAATGGGAGACAGTTCTTTAAACATCTTGATGGGACGGCTAAACCAATCCCACGGGATCAATTAGTTCTAGAACTCCGGCAGAGAGGGTTTAAAAATAAACCAAAGAAAGGGGAATTTGTTTCTGAAGTAGACGCCGCAATTATTCTAGTAAGCAATCAAAATAGAATAGATGAAATTGCGCCCGTTGTCTTTAGAAGACAAACTAGAATCGTTCCGTATAACGGAATGCGGATATTAAACTCGGCTACTGTAGAACCCATTCATCCTGCGGAGGACGGGGACATAACTAAATGGCCGTTCTTAAACGGGTTCTTTGATCAGTTTTTTGTCGATTCAACCCCCATTAGAACTAAGTATTATTTCTTTGCGTGGTTACAACGATTCTATAAAGCTTTCTTGAATAACCGCGAAGATCAGGGGCAAGCGTGTATTTTAGTTGGTCCAGCCAAGAGGGGCAAAACCCTCATGTCTAACAAGATTATTGCCGCACTTGTCGGGGGGTTTGCAGACGCCAGTGATTATTTATCTGGGGGGACTAAATTTAATAAAGATTTAGGCAGGGCCGCATGTTGGGTTATTGACGACACTGTTTCGGCCGCATCTTTTCAAGACCAGAGAAAAGCTACTGAGCTAATTAAAAGAGGGGTAGCTAACCCCAAGATTCAATTTATGGCAAAGTATGCGGATGCCGTGACTCTCCCATGGGCCGGTAGAATTATATTGAGCCTTAATGACGACCCAAACTCGATGTCTGTTTTACCTACAATGGATAGCAGTAATAGAGATAAGATAATGGCTTTTAAGGTCGCTCAAGCCCCCTTTAGGTTCCCGTGTAAACAGGAGCTTGAAGCCACTATCGATGAAGAATTACCTGCGTTTGCTAAGTTTTTAATGGACTGGAAGCCCCCTAAGCAAGTTCTGGATGATGATCGATTTGGTGTTAAGAGCTTTATTGATCGGAGCATTTCCTACGCAGCCTACGACAACTCCAGCCGATCCCAAGTCGCGGAGTTGATTGATTACTTTGCTAAAGCCTGCCGAGAACAAAATAATGAAATCTCTTCTTGGAGAGGAACTATTACGGAGTTCCAAGTTGCGCTACACACATATAACAATGGGCGGTCCTTGGGGGCGTCCAACAAGTTAGAGTTTGTAAGAAACGGTTTATCTCACCTTGAGGATGTGGGTAAATCAGATGACAGTGTTCGGCCGATTCGATCCGTCGGAAAAGGCATGGGTAAGGTTTGGATAATCAATGTCACACAGTCTTATGACATCGACTCTGAAGAAATTACTTCAACGAGTTTGAACTCCGAAGTGACGATATAGGAACATGATACCCGCTCACTTTATATTGAAACCCATAACTGTCCGATTCTCCACGGCATTTATAGTTCTTTTTATTCTGTATGGATGTAGCCGTCTGCCAACCTAAAAGCCAAGCGCGCATCATGTCTTTCTGAACTCTAGTAAAAAAATAAACTTTAGCACCTAAGAGTTTTGATTTCCTACAGTTAACGGAAGCGGTGTAGTCCGGCTTGGGGATAGACGTGCAGGTCTTTGACTTCACGTCTATTGTCTTTTTACCTAGGACATAGTCGTGAGTAAAAGATTTGTCTCCAACATATTCAGCCAAAGGGTATAATTTCTCGAACGCAATCTCCCCAATAAATCCTGTCATCCTACCAGCACCTCTTGTAAACGAATTAGGTAAAATCCCCAAAGCCTCACTCCGTTCAAAGGCTTCTTTTATATCATCCCCCGTAGGTGTGAACACAAGCATTCCTTTTGCTCGCGTAAACTGCGGGGGTAATTTTCGCCTACTCATTCTAATCGCTTTAACAATCGGTCATAGGCAGGAAAAAAAACTTCCTCCATACACCTCACCACAGCCTCTTGCTCAAAGTTTTCACAAAACCCCACCCCAGATATACAAAGGCTCGCCTCCATCAATTCATGCCTCAAAGTCTCCTTTGCCGTCTTATCATCTAGCTTATTGTGGATAAAAATAATCTTTCGGTCTGGGCTGTAGAACCCATAGCAACTGTCATCTGTAAGATTCTTTTGAGAAATCTTAACAGTCTGCCCAGCAACCCGTATTGTTTTTGGTATAGTCATTAACCGAAATAGTTATTTATACCTTCGGCATAGACTCCAGCGAGTTTAGAAATATCGGCGTGAATAAGCGCCACATCATTTTTATTGGATCCAAAGAAAGGTTCCGCGATACAAGCAGGGCATGGAGTTTTCCGTAGAAACAAGGCTCCTCTACTCCCACGACCTTTGGGTTTTAACCCCCGAGAAGCTAATTCAGGGTAAGCTTTATCCATCGCATTCTTGAATTGCGTAGCTAATGTTTTCCCACCCCTACTAGTTTCCCAATGTAGCCATTCATGCCCCGTTGCTTTAGGACTAGCCGAATTAAAATGCAACTCAACACAAGCGTTAACACCATCTCTCTTCATCTTACGAGACACATAACTCATAGCCCCTACATAACTAGAAGCTTTGTAATCATTGTAGACCACATAAGGAACTTTAAGCATAGCTGTTATTAAGGGAATGAGCGCATTATTAAATTCCCTTTCAGAAACAGAATTAATGTCCCATGCACCCTGATCCCCGTATCGTGAATGACCTACCGCAATCCCAATCATTTATTTACTTTTTAGCATTTTGTAAATTGTTACAGCAGCGACCGCGATGCCCCCAGCAAGGGACAGGATCCGGAGCCAGTATTCAAGTTGATCTTGATATGATAATATAACGCCTATTGTTGGTGACACGGCTCCTATAAGGGGGACTATTAAACTGTCTTTCATCATTTTGATCCAATAATGATTGCTCTACGATAGCTATAATCACTGTGAAATTTGTGATCGTCGCGACCCACTACAACACCCTCATTAAACTGGTATGTTTCTCCCTCAATTAAACTAATCGTGGGTGGGTCATACAGTGCGCTTGAGTTCACGGTGGAGTCGTTTCGCAATCCGCTCAAGCCGCAACTTTGAAGCAGGGGAGCCGTCAGCAGCGAGATCATCAATTTCATCTTCAAGTTCATATACAAATCGTCTATGTTTTAATTTTACGTAGGAAACGTAGGCGTGCAGTGCCGCTATGATTACCTTAATCATTCCTTAGATTTACCGATATTTAACGCAGCCCATTCCAGCACGAGGTATAGTTTACGGACAATGCCATCATCTTTCGGTGTAGGAGTAAGGGCACAGATTGCAGAAGCCACAGCTACCACAGAGGTTGCGATTGAAATAAGACTTTCTTTGTTTTCTAGGATATAATTTAGCATGTTTACATTAGGTTAGGGATTCGAGAACCAGATCCGGTTGGATCAAAGTTCACTGCGGGTTTAGCCGAGCCTCGATAGGCATCTAGCTCTTCTTCTAAAAGTTGTCTGCACACACCCCAGTGGTAGTTTGCCCGTTCTAAATCAGCATTGTCTTCTGCTACGGTCCCCAATAAACCATGTTTTATCGCGTTAATATTACTGGGGCGAATTACATCAAAGCTGTTAATAAGGTTTTTAAACTTCCGCTTAACTAAAACTCTAATCGTTTTCTTGGTGCCGTTTGAAATGTCGTTACCCAACCGATACCTACGGAAACTATTAATTTTATTTGCTTCTTGGACGGTTCCTAACTCCAACTTGTCAGTAGCGTCAGCAATATTAACGGCTGTGATCTTTACAGGATCGGACAGAGACGAGTCTCCGTTTCGTATTTCAATAATCGTAGTGAACTGAACTGAACCTGACGTAATATTATTTGAAGCTGTGTCAAGATTCGGGGTGTATGTCTGCAAGACAGGGGTAGAAGCATTGTTCAGTCCCGTAATTGAAATAAAGTTAGTAGAAGTTCTGGGAATCTCAGTCGCAGGGGAAATGGGCTCGATACTAATCGTATAGGCTTTAGAGGCTTCAAGTTCATTCACTGTCGGAGCGAACCCATCATCAACCAAACCATAACCATAGAGAGTAGAACCATCTCTATTTCTCCCAGTAATTCGATAGTCATGGAATTGTGCCTTTGCCCTGACTGGGTCGTTGTCCACCATAGCTGATACGATAGACTCCGAATCATCAGGTAGTGTGAAGTTGCCATCAGTAGTTGAGATAGTAGTCTCGTATAGTAAATCCCGCCACATACCCATCGCATAGAGTCGGGGCATGACGAGATTAAGTTCCTGAACGAAAGAGGAACCTACGGTTTTATATTTAGAGAGGGCTTCTTCTACCCCCGCTACGGTTAGAGTAGCCATAAAGATATCTTAATTTAATATCTTTAATCAGTCAAGGCGGGGCTAAGAACCACAATCCCCACATGTAGCGACGGATGAATCCCCATCCGGATCTACCGCTACTTTAATATTAGCAGTATTTGATGGTGGCTCCAATAAATCTGCTGACCAAGCTGTGTTTTCTTTATATACAGTTACTGGAGAACCTACGTTGGGTATATTTACTGCGGGTAGCGTAGCCTTAATAAACTCTGTAGTTAATGCTGCGCCAGTAATAACTGGGTCAGTAGTGGGTGCAGACACAACGTCCGATATGGCAGACATTGTATCGGCTTTCAATACTTTTATTTCACCCACAGTGTCTGACCCCGAATCAGCTATAATCTTCTTTTCAGTAGCTCCAATAATACCACCTTGTTGAGTATTGCAAGAACCAACAACAGTAACGGGGGGTAATGTGCTTTTAATAAATTCTGTAGTTAATGATGCGCCAGTTACAACTGGATCAGTAGTAGGTGCAGACACAACGTCCGATATGGCAGACATTGTATCGGCTTTCAATACTTTTATTTCACCCACAGTGTCTGACCCCGAATCAGCTATCACTTTCTTTTGTGTAGCCCCGACTACACCCCCTGTAGAAAAGTTAACCTCATCAACAGCAGTAACTTGTGAAGCTCCAACGATACCATTCGCAGTAGTCGTCGCAGAGGTCAAAACAGTTTGGGCCTGTAAATCTTTTAACACCCCCGTAACCGCTGTTGGGTTTACCGCAAATTCTGGCTGCGTAAATGAATCATGCCCATCCCCATCTATTCTGGTGATCCCATACCCCGTAGTTGTCGCCGTTATAACATTCTGCAATGTAGCCCCAGAGGGAACTGAGGCCGTGGTAGCTACGCTGTTGTGGAATGCATTTGAAGCAATGTTTGTCCCAACAATACCCTGACCTAAATTTACACTTTCAACACCATTACCAAAGGGAGTGAATGTTTGATTTGTTCCATCGGTTAAAAAATTAGGGAAAGTTGGCGCATTACCATTATTATTAGTTGGTGCAGTTTGAGTCTCATAACCCATAACCCAAACCCACTTAGTAGCTAGCCCCCCTGAACCGAACTCAATAGGAATTGCTACCAAAGGTATTCCTGCGGCCTCCGTTTTTACACCCCCACGAACAAAATCATTTTCATCATTAGCTGAAACAACAATATTATTACTAGCTGAAGCCCCGCCTGTCCACGCATTACCAGAACCCACACTCGTGATAGCCGCTGCTGTAGTTCCTCCTCGCCACGCTTGACCCGCAGATGAACCCGTGACGACTTGCCCGACTGAACCGCCAGCCCAACCTTTTACAGAAGTTGCATCCACTGTGTATATAGCCGCTGCCGATCCTCCAGTATAAGCAGAACCCGTAGTCGTCGAAGTTACAACATCTGAATTACTCCCCTGCGCCCATACATCAGACCGATCATCATAAGAAGTAGCGACTGCGCTTGATGACCCGCCCACATATCCGTCCTGAGTTGACCCTCCTTTCCAAACATTAATTTTATCCCCCGTAGTCGGTTCAGGTAATACGGAAACAGGAGTATAACCTGTATGTGCCTGTGTCGAAGAGTTTCCCCCAGTCCAAGCCTTTTGCTTATGGCTTGAATAGTCAGAAGAGGCAGCTTGTGTAGGAGTAGCAGACACTAAGACGGGTGAAATTGAGCCCCCCACATACCCGTCCTGAGTTGAACCCCCTTTCCAAACATTAATTTTATCCCCCGTAGTCGGTTCAGGTAATACGGAAACAGGAGTATAACCTGTATGTGCCTGTGTCGAAGAGTTTCCCCCAGTCCAAGCCGTCTGCTTATGACTTGAATAGTCAGAAGAGGCAGCTTGTGCCTGAGTGCCTGAAGCCGCTTGAAGAACACTTGCGGTCTGTAAAGTTTTTTTAGTTAACGTCTTAGTAGGTATACTTTTAAGACAGTTTACTAAACCATCTTCTACTACCCCCATTCTGGAACCGCCGACAAGCCACTCTGCTTTATATCCATTACCCCTAACTACAATTTCATTCGCGTTGGCTTTATCGAAATTAGGATTTAAAGTGACGCCATCAGCTTGATACTCTCCCCCGTAATGAACTCGTATTCTAGCTGTCCCACAATATGGGTTGTCGTTTGAGTCATACGAACCCCCTTTATCTTTGATGGTTCTTAATTCTTTATGGTCATCTCCAACGATATAATTCCGGTATACATTCTTTCCAGACCCTACATTTTTAAGTTTATTGTAACCTGTGTTCCAAATTAAGGGGCCTCTTTGCCCCATGACACTTCCCAGAAGTCTAGCCTGTCGGCCATCTTTAGAGGCATCGAATTGGCGGGCTTCTATTTTTCCATCTACAATCCAACAGATAGGAATATAATAATCCCCATCACTACCATAACCGGAATGACTAGATGCTTCGGGGTCGTCTTCATTAGGTAATTCAAAATGAGTTGTATCGGGGAGATCACCACCTACTTCTAACCGATATACACCAGCTAGTGTATTCTTTATACGACCTTGATTATCTGTTTCAAAATGCCCATAAACAACCCCATTTCTTGGGCACTCAATAATTAATGGGTGAAGAGCATGTATTTTTACTGATGCATTTTTAGGATTTATTTCGTAGATGTTGGCAGCAGATATACACACCTGCATATCTCCATTATTATTAAAACGATAAGGCTCGTGCTCTTGTCGAAAATGCTCATCAACATGTTTTGCTTCTGCTGTATCTACCCTAGGCCCAGAACCTCCGGTATAGAATCTTGATTCTGCCATATCGGCTACCCCCGCTAAAGGGTTAGCTATAAATGGTTTAGCTTCTTCAAGCTCGGCTTCTTCCAAATTTTCTAAAGGCTCATCAAGTCTATCATTTAAACTCCCCTCCTCTCCTCCTCTAAAAGAGTCTACAAAGCGTTTGAAAAAGTTTTCTTTAGCCATCTGTTACGGCATTTGAGGTTTATAAACTGTCCACGTAGTTCTTATATAACCACCCCTTCCGGATTCCTGTTTATCCCTAATCACTAAAGTATCAGGCCATGTTGGGGGAGAAGTAACAGGAAGTTCTTTTTTATATATGTTATATAAATAAACAGGATCTTCTGTGCCTGTGCTACAAGTAAACCCACCGCCATTCATCAAACAAGATGGGATGTTAATCCTCACATAAGGAGTCGTAAACGAAAAGGACTCAGGTAGCATCTGATACGCTTGAACATTGTCGTGAGGAACCGCTCGCCATTTAACATCTACTCGAACCTTACACGGACCAGTATATCCTTCTGGATTCATGTGGTACTCAGGCATAGTTTCTAACTGGCCGTCGTGTCTTTCCCAGTCAGCAATATCTATAGACTCAAGAACAGGTGGGAAAGTGTGGTCAACCGTAGTAAAATAACTATCTACATCAATAACTGGATTAGTAGTCCCACCCCCATCACCTCCTGCGACTATTTCTCTCCTAATAATCTCAAACCAATCAGCGGATATTCTTCGCCCTTCTCGATACTTACCTATTTTAATACTAGAGTCATCAGAATCTGAAACAACCGCGACCGCCCAGTAAGCATGATCCGGATTTATAATTAAATTGTTAATCGTAACACTCTGCCCTGATGGCGTCTCGCCTGTGTATAAATAACTAACAGATATTTTCAAATTTCGATGTGATAAATCATCCCATTTAAGGGTATCTATAACTTTTCTAACAAAATAAGTCCTCTGCTCTACAACAAAAACCCCATCTAATTCCCGATCCCCCAACCTTTTTTGAGTTCTCGACATTAAGATATAGCCCTTGCCGGAAAAATTAACCGCTGCTGGCTCAGTTGGCATTGCAGCACCAGCTAATAACGTTGAGTCATCTTCTTTAAACTCAGATCTTAAACTCACATACGTCCTTACAACAGTATCGAATTTAGTATCCCCAAGGCTGGCCTGAGAATATTCAAAATTATAATCGTCCTGAGACGTTCTACTATTAACGTAGTAATAATAGTAAAGCTGCCCATTAGGGTCAGCTTGCTTAACATAAGCTAATATATGGTTGGGGTAATTTACCGTATCAGGGTGTGCCGTCCCATATGCCGGAGGAACCTTCCCAACCCTTTGGGCATCAACTGTCTCGAAAAATAATAAATCTTGAACATTTGGAGATACAAATGTTAATACAGTCTGCCTTTGGGGGCTAGGTTGATTTCTTTGAATTGGCATTAGCTTTGGTCGCCTTCACCCTCACCCTCACCCTCACCTTCTTCAGCAGCTTCTTCTTGCAGAGAGGCTCCAGCTTCTTGGAGCTTCTTTGTAAGNTGAACAGCGGCTTCAGCTACTTGAAGACCTGCGGCTTTCGTCGCGAGGTCGATCAACTTGATGAGTGCGTTGGCTTCGTTAGCGTTTAATGTAAGTTCAATATTTTCGTCCATACGGACGAAGGTTTGCATTATTCTTCGTCGGTTGCAAGGGTTTCTTCATCTTCTTCAACTGGCTCTGGCTCTGGCTGCGGTTCTGGCTGCGGTTCTGGTGGGGTCATCTTAGCATCGTAGAATGCTTCGATAGCAGGCACAGCGTCGAATACAGATTGCATCGCGGCGGCGGCTTCTGGCACTTCTGAGATGACTTCCCAGAAGCTGAGGTGCAAACCTTTCGCATATTCCTCATCAGCGATCTCTCCAGTCTCAGCGTCGCACGGGCGTAGCTGTAAATAGAGTGACCCATCTGAGGCGGTAGGGACGTTTACACTAAGTGAGGACACCCAGATTTGTGAGAGTGTCTTTTCGGCTTCGGCTGGTATTACCAGCGGGTTTTCGTTTTCTATTGGCATAGTTTTGTTTGGTTTGGTTAAAAAAATTGTTTAATATATCACCCGTTGAACCAGTTGGAACCATCGGAGTATACGGGGCAGAAGTTACTCCCACCACCAGAAACTCCACTTCCGTGAGACTGTTGTAGGTTGTAGTAGCTGTCACTCACGAAGGCCCGTTGACCAGCAGGAGACGCTGAAGGTAGCGCAGATACGGTGTAGACTTTGTGGGCAATGGTCCCGTTGACATCTAACTTGGCGGCGGGAGTCGATTTCCCTATGCCGACTGAACCGCTTCCGGCTCCGTCAATATAAAAGGCGTTCGCCTCAAGGTTTGATTCAATTCTGAAGTTAACATCTGCTCCATTTTCATTAATAACGATCTGATCGTGCGTTGATTCCTGAAGAGTCAACATCTTCACGTTACCTGCGTAGAAGTTAATCTGGTCAGTAGTTAACTGCATGTAGGTATTAGAGTCACCACTATGGGTTATCTTTTCGCCTACATTTATGTTCCCTGTAAAAGTTGCATTACCATTAACCTCTAGTTTTTCTGCTGGACTCGTTGTTCCTATACCAACTGTGCCGTTAGGCACAACAACACTTCCTGATGTATTAAGTATAGTATTTGAACCTAAACTATCTAAAGTTATAACAGCTCCTGCTGTCATAGACATTAAAGTT